CGACGCCGGGCCCATGGCCCACCCCCCCGCCGGTAACCCTGGACCTACCCACGGTCCGGGGATACCTAAAGGTGCCAGCCACGTCCCTATCGGATGAGGACCTGGACCGGATGATTTCGGGGGCCAGTGAGGACCAATGGGCCCGGTGCGTGTGGGACCCGGCGGCGTACCCCGCCACGCTTGCGCAAGCGCTACTTAGGCGGGTCCAGCGGGAAGTGGCGGCCCGGAACCTGCCATTAGGAATGGTGGGGCTGGACGCGGCCGAATACGGGCCCCAGCGGCTCCCCTATCTGGACGCGCTCGTGGAAGAGCATGAGCGCGCATACCGGCGGGTCGTGCTGGCGTGAGTCTGGCCCGCCCGTTTTCCACGGTCCCGGAGGACCGGCCGGGGCTCACCCGGGCCGCCATCGTGGCCACCCTGGACGGAATCGCTGGGCTTACCGGGACCAGCTCCGCCCCCGATAACGCCACCGCCGGGGCGGCGTGGCCCCGGTGGATTCAAACCACGTACGACGGCCACCTATGCACGCTTGCGAAAGATTCGTGGGATGTGCTCGTGACACTCCCCGCCGGATATCTGGCGTCCACCGTGGACGACGGAGACGGGTTCCGGGACGTGGTGGCGCTGGCCCTCGTGAAGCTGGGGAAAGTGGACTACGCCGAACCCGTTTCGATTGCATTTCAGGACCGCCAAACGATGCCCGGTCTCCGCTTCCGCCTCACCATTTGAAAGGGATTAGCCCATGTCTGTTAGCCCGCCTGAACCGGACACTTTCCCGCTGGGCCCAGGGACCCTATCCATTGGGCTTACCGGGACCCCCGTGGACGTTTCGTGTCTCGTGAATAACGCCGTGATTGCGGCCAGTAAGAATCAGGGAGATTCCACGACAAAGCTTTGCGGGACCGTGAAGCCCGGGGCCGTTTCCTACGATTACACGCTGGGCGGGAACATGGATACGGACCTAGCGGACGCCGCCGGATTCTTTGCGCTCTCCCAGGAACAAGCCGGGAAAGAGCTGGACTACGTGTTTGAGCCGAACACGGAAGCCGGGACCACGGCCACCGGGACCCTGATTGTGGACCCGCTGAATTTCGGTGGGGACACGGCCGGGGAAACCATGACCAGTGATTTTGAATTCGCGCTATTGGGCCAGCCAACGTACGCGTACGGGCCCGGGGGAGCCGTGAGGGCCGCCTCATCCGGTAAGCGGAGTAAGAGCGACACGGCGGCGTGAGTAACCTCCGGACGGAAGTGGAAGGGGGCCCGGCCCTAGCCGCGTCCCTTAACCGGGTGGCGGACCGTCTGGACGATTTACCGGACGCCGGGGCGGCGGCCGGGCAAGCCGTGAAATCCCGGGCCAGCTCACTGGCCCCGGTGGACACGGGGGCCCTGGCCGGGTCCATTACGGCGGAGTGGACGGGTAACACGGTGGACGTGGGAAGCCCGCTTAGGTACGCGCCATTTCAGGAGTACGGGACCACCTACGTTCCCGCCTCCCCGTACCTCCGCCCAGCTTTGGAAGCGGCCACGACCCAGATTGTGGACGCGTACACGGGGGCTATTCAGAAGGAACTAGAGACCGTGAAGGGAGCGTGACTCCGGTGGCGGAGAGAAAGCTCGTGGCCCCCCGGGTATCGGTGGTTTTCACCAATGGCCGGGAGCCCATGGAAGTACAGACGGATAACCGGGACCTAGTGGGGTATGAGCGGACCCGGCTACGGCGGAAGCCGCCGTGGCCCCCGTTTAACGAGGCCCCATTCCAATGGCTCACGTTCCTTTCGTGGTCCGCCGCCCGGCGGGCCGGGGATGAAACCGGGACGTATGAGGCATGGGAAGAGTCCGTGGTTTCCGTCCGCGATTTGTCCAGCGAAACGGAGGACGACGAGCTGGGAAGCCCTACCCAGCCGGGTCCCGTTCCCGGCTAATCGTGGAAATAGCCGTGGCCACGTCCACCGCCCCGTCCCAATGGTGGGATGAAACGGATGAGGTATTGGCCACGACGCTGGCCGTACTGGACCGGAATTATCAGGAGGTGAAACGTCGTGGCCGCCACCGCTGAGCTTGTTATCCGGGTCATTACGGACACGGCCAAAGCCTCCGGGGACCTATCCGGCGTAGGTGACTCCGCCGGAAAGATGAGCGCCGGTATTAAGAAAGCGGCCGTTCCCGCCGCCGCCGCCCTCGTGGCGCTGGGGGCCGCCGCTATCTCCGCCGGTAACGCGGCGGCGGACGACGCGCAAGCCGCCGCCATCCTGGCCAACGGGTTAAAGAATTCCACCGGGGCCACGGACGCTCAGATAGCGGCCACCGAAAGCCACATAGACGCCATGGCGAAAGCCACCGGGATAGCGGACGACCAGCTACGCCCAGCCATGGCGGCCCTGGCCCGGGGCTCCGGGGACGTGGCCACCGCCCAGAATGACCTGGCCACTGTCATGGACGTTTCCGTGGCCACCGGAAAGGATATGCAATCGGTCTCAGAAGCCGTGGCGAAAGCCTACGGCGGTAACACGGCGTCCCTAAAGAAGCTCGTTCCCACGATTGACGATGCCACCCTGGCGTCCGGGGATATGCACGCCATCATGGGGGAGCTGGCGGACCAAACCGGCGGGGCGGCGGCGGCGGCGGCGGACACGGCCGCCGGGAAAATGCAGATAATGAAAGTGAAAATGGGGGAAGCCCAGGAAGAAATCGGCTCCGCCCTACTCCCCGCCATGTCCGCGCTGGCCGGAATGCTGGCCAGCGTGGCCGGGTTCGCGCAAGCCCACCCCCAGCTATTCATGGCGATTGCGATAGCCGTAGGGGTTATGGCCGCCGCCATTCTGGTCCTAAACGTGGCCGTTGGCGTATATACGGCGGTAACCACGCTGGCCGCCTCCGCCACAATCATGGCGTGGGTGGCCGCTATCTGGCCCATTCTTTTGGTGGTGGCGGCTATCGCGGCCGTTATCGCCATCGTGGTTTTACTCTGGCAACATTCCGAAACGTTCCGGGATATCGTGCTGGGGGTTTGGTCCGCTATTCAGACGGCCGCCGTGGCCGCGTGGAATTTCATTCGGGATACGGCCGTGGCGGTATGGAACGCCATTACGTCGGCCGCCGGGTCCGCCGGGGATTTCGTGGTGGCCGCGTGGAACGCGATTAAAAACGCTTTCTCGACCGCTTTCAATTTCATCAAAGACAATTGGGCCACCATTCTGGCCGTGATTACCGGGCCCATCGGGCTGGCCGTCCTGGCGGTGGTTAAGAATTGGGACTCGATAAAGACGGCGGCCGAAAAGGCTTTTGATGGCGTAAAGGCGGCGTGGGATACGTGCATTAACGGAGTGAAAACGGCCGTGTCCGGGCTGGGGGAAATTCTCTCCGCTCCCTTTAACGCCGCTAAAGACGCCATCCAATGGGTGATCGATAAAGTAAATGCGCTAATTGATGCGCTGGGCCGTATCCACGTCCCGAATATCAATCTCCCGCACATCCCCGGAACGTCTATGGCCCCGGCTCCCGCCACCGCCGGGCGGACGGTTACCGGGTATGCCGCCCCCGGCGTGGCCGGACCACGCCGGGGGACCGGGGCCAGCTCCGGGTCTCTCGTTATCAATGTGACCGGGGCCGTGGACCCGGAAGCGGTGGCCCGCCAGATTCAGCGAATCCTGGCCGGACATGAGCGGCGGATAGGGCTGGCCACATGATCGGGACCCACGTCGTAAACGTGGCCGTACCCGGGGAAGGTCTCCCGTCCGGCTTCCTTACCGATATCTCATGCCTAGTGGACGCCGTTTCCATCGTCCACGGCCGTTCCGATTCCGGCTCCCAGCCCGCCCCCAGCTCCGCCACCCTGGACATAACCATTGGTCCCGGGGCCCCCCTGCCCCCGGTGGTGGATATCGGCGCTGGGCTCATTGTGGACACGGTGGTTTCCGGGACCGCCCACCGCCGGTTTGTCGGGAAGATTACGGACGTTGCGCTGGGCTGGGACGACGCCGGGGAAGCCACCCCCGATTCCGGCGTGGGCCAGATTGTGGCCGTATCGGTTATGGCCGATTACGCCCGGACCGTGATCGGAACGGAGCCGTTCCCCCAAGAGCTTGACGGGGCCCGGGTGGCCCGCATCTTTGCGGCGGCCGGGCTCACCCTGGCCCACTCAGACCCGGGAACGGTTCAGGTAATCCCCCGGGACGTGGACGCGCGGAACGCTTTGGAAGTGGCCCACGGGACCGCTAACTCAGCGGGCGGGCTCGTGTGGGAAACCACCGCCGGGGAGATTCGGTACGCGGACACGGAACATAGGCGGGGGGCCGCCAAAGCCATGGACCTGGACGCGTGTGACCTATTGGTTACCCCCACATGGACCCGGAACCTAGCCGGGCTCGTGAACGAGATAACGATGCAATACGGCGTGGCCCCGGCCGGTGGGCAAGCCCCGGTCCTCTTCCTGGCCAATGACGTATCCAAAGCCCAATGGGGCCGGTACGCGTACTCCGTAGGGACGGAGCTGGCCACCGCCACCGACGCTAACTCCGCCGCCGGGCTACTCCTGGCCGCTAACGCCGGGCCCGTGTGGCTCCTGTCTTCTCTCCCGGTGGCGGTGGGAGACCTGGACGCGGCGGACACGGCGGCCCTTCTATCGCTGGACGTTCACTCCCTGATTGGGCTCACGAATCTTCCGGAGGCGGGCTCCGCTCCCCGGAACGTTGGCGCGTGGGTGGAAGGGTGGACCGAAAAGCTGGCGTGGGGGGTCCACGAGCTGGCCCTAACCGTGTCCGATTTCTGTAGGACCGCTCCCCCGCCCCGGTGGGACGACGTACCCACGCCGCTCACATGGGACGCGGCCGTGGGGACGTGGGACGCGTGGGCGTGCTGGGGGACCGGCGGGACGCCGCCCACCCGTGAGACCGCCGCCCAGCGGGAGGCGGTGGCCGTCTAATGCCGCTTTCCCTGCCACCCCAGAAAGGGGACTCCGGGACGCCGGGGCCGTCCGGCTCACCCGGGCCGCCGGGAGCTACCGGCCCGGCCGGACCCACCGGGCCCACGGGACCCACCGGGGCGGCGGGAGCTACCGGCCCCCAGGGTCCGGCGGGGGCCACGGGTTCCCAGGGCCCTAAGGGAGACACGGGAGCCACGGGGGCCACCGGCTCTCAGGGACCGAAGGGAGACCCGGGAGCCACCGGCTCTCAGGGCCCGCCCGGAACCACCGGAGCCCAGGGCCCGGCGGGACCCACCGGGCCCACGGGGGCCACCGGCTCTCAGGGACCCCCGGGGACGCCGGGGACAAAGTGGTTACAGGGCACCATTCCGCCCAGCTCCGGTATCGGGGCCGTGGGTGACTTCTACTTAAACGCGGACACGGACGAGTGGTACGTAAAGACGGGTTCCGGGTGGGTCCTACAGGGTGATTTCACGGGGGACACGGGACCAGCGGGGGCCACCGGGGCCACGGGGCCCACGGGCCCACCGGGGGCGGCGTCCACGGTGCCCGGGCCCCAGGGCCCAGCCGGTCCCACCGGGCCCCAGGGAAACCCGGGGACGCCGGGAGCCCAGGGCCCCAAGGGCGACATGGGGCCGATGGGTCCCGCCGGGCCCGCCACTGGTATGCCGACGGGTTCGGTCACCATGTTCGCGGGGGGCACCCCCCCGGCGGGTTGGTTGGCGTGTATCGGGGTGGCGTTGCCCCGTGCCAGCTACCCCGACCTGTTCGCGGTGATCGGAACCACGTATGGCGTGGGGGACGGGTCCACCACGTTTAACCTGCCCAATTTCAACGGCCGGGTTCCGGTGGGCGTGGATAACTCGACCCCGGACCCTGACTTCCAGCCCATGGGAAAGATGGGCGGGGAAAAGAAACATGCCCAGACATTGGCCGAAATGGCCGCGCACAATCACGCGCCTAGCCCGGCGTCCGTCTGGTCCTCATCCGGCGGGGCCGCTAACTGGGGGCTGGCCAACGGGACCGGCATTAACGTCAAGATAGACGCGGTGGCCAGCATGAGCCTTACCGGGAGCAATACCCCCGCCAACATTCTTCAGCCCTATACGACCCTTCTATTTATCATCAAAACCTAGGGGAGCTAATGACGTACCAGAGCATTACGGAAATGGCCGCCTCCGAATCACTCCGGTCCCGGATTACCGCCGCCGTAGCGGAAGAGGGTTTCCCGGACGACCCGGTTTCATTTGTGGGCCAGAACATTTGGCATATCGTGGCCGCCGGTAATTGGGATGCCCAATGGGATAGCGCGCGGGCTTCCGCTTCCGTGAACGTGAACCCCGATACCGGGGCCCGGGACGACGTGATTACGGACCCCATGATTTTGTCCGTAATTCAGCCCATGATGCCGGAACCGGAGGCGGAGTAATGGGCGGCGTAACCCCATGGCTGGGCATTCCGTACCCCATCGGGACGGACCGGGTATCCGATGGCGATAACGCTATTAGGGCCCTAGCTGAATTTGCGGAAGGGACGGAATGGGTGGCCCCGGCGCTCCTGAACGGATTCACGACGGGCACGCCGCCTGTCGCGTATCGCAAAGATGGCGTGGGGAACGTGCATATTCAGGGACCCGTGTCCCATACCGGGAACCCGGCCCCTTCCTATGTGTTTGTCCTGCCCGTGGGATTCCGGCCCGCCACCGGATTCAATATTGCGTCGGCCAATCTGGTTGGCGGTATCGGTGGGTACGGGGTCCTAATGACAGGGGAAGTAACCGTGTCGCCTCTCCCCGGGACGTACCTAGTCAACATGGTTTTTTCCACCCGGCCACGGCCCTAACGAAAGGAACCCGCCATGACAGAGAGCACGACGGAAACCACGACGGAGACCACGGAAACCACCACGACGGAGCCCGCACCGGCCCCCGCCCCGGAAGAGACCCCGGAGCCGGAAGAGACCCCGGACCCCGCCACCCCGGAAGAGACCGAAGAGGACCTGGACGCGGTGGAATGATCCCGGTTCCGGACCACCCCACCGTGGACACGCCGTACGGGCGGCGGGGCTCCTATTGGTCGTGCGATGAAAACGCGGCCGGGGAAGGAATCCACACGGGGGCGGAT